TATAGATATGACTATAAAGACTAGGGATCATGACAAAAAGTTTGGAAAGTATGAAATGATGTAGGAGGTTATTATGTCAGACAACATTTATCTAGGTAATCCCAACCTAAAAAAAGCAAATGTAGCTCAAGAATTTACTCAAGAACAAATTCTTGAATTTTATGCTTGTAGAAATGATCCTATCTATTTTGCTAAAAAATATGTTAAGATTGTTAGTTTGGATGAAGGTCTGACACCTTTTAAACCTTATCACTTTCAAGAAAAGTTAATTAAGAATTTCCATGAGTCTAGGTTTAATATCTGTAAGATGCCTAGACAGACAGGTAAGTCTACTACTTGCGTGTCTTATCTTCTTCATTATGTTGTGTTTAATGATAGTGTTAATGTAGGTATCCTAGCTAACAAAGCAGCCACTGCTAGAGAACTGCTAGGTAGATTGCAAACTGCTTATGAGAATTTACCTAAGTGGATGCAACAAGGTATTATATCTTGGAATAGAGGAAGTCTGGAACTAGAGAATGGTTCTAAGATTCTTGCTGCTTCTACTTCTGCATCTGCTGTTAGGGGTATGTCATTCAACATCCTATTCTTGGATGAATTTGCTTTTGTTCCTAACCATATTGCTGACTCATTCTTCAGTTCAGTTTATCCTACTATTACCTCAGGTAAGAGCACTAAAGTTATCATAGTCTCTACTCCTCATGGTATGAACCACTTCTATAGGTTGTGGCATGATGCTGAAAGAGGTAAGAATGAATATGTTCCTACTGATGTTCATTGGAGTGAAGTTCCTGGTAGGGATGAAAAGTGGAAAGCATCTACCATTGCTAACACCTCAGAAGCACAGTTCAAGGTTGAGTTTGAATGCGAATTCTTAGGATCTGTTGATACTCTTATTTCTCCTAGTAAATTAAGAGCATTAGTTTATGATGAACCACAAACTAGAAGTGCTGGATTGGATGTATATGAAGCATGTCAAGAAGATCATGATTATGTACTTACTGTTGATGTAGCAAGAGGAGTAGGAGGAGATTATTCTGCTTTTGTTGTAATTGATATTACAGAGTTTCCTCATAGGGTAGTTGCTAAGTTTAGAAATAATGAAATTAAACCTATGATATTCCCTAATGTTATATGGGAAGTAGCAAAGAGTTATAATGATGCTTTCATTTTATGTGAGGTAAATGATGTAGGAGACCAAGTTGCTGCTATTCTTAATTTTGATTTAGAGTATGAAAATCTATTGATGTGTTCTATGAGGGGTAGAGCAGGTCAAATTGTAGGTCAAGGATTCTCTGGTAAGAAGACTCAGTTAGGAGTTAAGATGTCTAAGACTGTTAAGAAGGTTGGAGCTCTTAACTTAAAGACTTTAATAGAAGAAGATAAACTTTCTTTTAAAGATTATGAGATATTAAGTGAATTAACAACCTTTATTCAAAAGCATAATTCATTTGAAGCAGAGGAAGGATGTAATGATGACCTTGCTATGTGTCTTGTGATATATGCATGGTTAGTAGCACAGGATTACTTTAAAGAACTTACTGATCAAGATGTAAGAAAAAGATTATATGAAGAACAGAAAAATCAGATAGAACAAGATATGTCACCCTTTGGTTTTATTATGGATGGATTGGATGATGATACCTTTGTAGATGATGAAGGAGATACATGGACCACTATGGATAATGGATCTTTAGGTTTAGATAGATTGGATGGTAAACCAGGTGATTTTGTTGCTGATGAATATGGTGATAAATCATATATGTGGGAATATAGGTAATGGAATTAAACGATGAAAATATAATAACAGTTCTAGAAGAACTACTACCATACATCGAAGCAGATGGTGGATGGTTAGAGTATGTTGAAACCGAAGAAGGTTATGTTAAAGTAAGACTTGGTGGTGCATGTGCTACTTGTGCTATGAGTACTATGACTTTAAAACAAGGTATAGAAAAGAAATTAATGATGGAAATACCAGATGTTAAAGGAGTAGTACAAGTTTTATAATGGAAATTGATAGTCAGATAAGATTAGGTCATTTATTACTTTCTGATAGAGAATGTAGAGTATGTGGAGAAACTAAAAATTTAATAGATGGATTTTATTTAATTCGTAAAAATAGAGGAACATTAGCATCTTCTTATTCTTATGAATGTAAATTATGCACTGTAAGAAGAATAATTAAGAATAGAAAGAACAAATCAGTAGATTGGAATTATCCTGACTGGTAATGTTCATGCATTGTTTCCCCAATGAAAACATTGAAAACAATAAATATTTTCAGATAAACTGAGACTCGGAGACAGACAACATGGCGACTCCTCAATTATCTCCTGGAGTACTGACAAGGGAGGTTGATTTAACTGTAGGGAGAGCAGAAAATGTATTAGATAACATTGGGGCAATCGCTGGTCCTTTTGAAATTGGACCTATTGATGAAGCTACTGACATCACTACAGAAAATCAATTAATTCAGACATTTGGTAAGCCCATTTCTACTGATGCTCAGTATGAATATTGGATGGCTGCATCTTCATTCCTTTCTTATGGAGGAGTTCTGAAAGTTGTAAGAACTGATGATGACGATCTAGTTAATGCTAATGGCAATAGATCTCATGTAACCAATGTAACTGATCTTAAGATCAAGAACTATGATGATTATGTTGCAAACTATGCTGGCGTAGGTCAGACATTTGGTTATGCTGCTAAGACTCCTGGTACTTGGGCAAACAACCTTAAGGTTTGTGTAATTGATAATGCTGCAGACCAAACACTAGGAATAGGAACAACCACTAGTGTTGCTGTTGGACAGGGTGTAACTGTTTCACTTACCAACCAAGTAGTTGCTGGTTCTGGTGATACTTCAAACTTCACTGGATATCTTAAGGGTATTGTTACTGGTCTTGGTGCAACAACTGTAGATATTAAGATAACAAATAGGGTTACTACACTTGGAGTCTCAACAGATGTTACTTATGCTCAAGGTGATCAAGCAAGGTCAATATTAGATGGTAATGATGTTAGTTTCATTAACTCATCTGGAGTAGGAATTGCTACAATATCTCTAGTTGGAGGCAATTATGCTAAAGATTGGTATGATGAACAAACATTGGGTTTAACTAACTCAACTGTTTATTGGAAGTCAATTTCACCTAGACCAGATACAACTAACTGGGCAGCAGATAGATCATCTAAAAATGATGGTTTGCATGTGGTAGTTGTAGATGATCTTGGTGATGTAACTGGTATTCAAGGTAATGTTCTTGAGAAGAGTTTAAATCTATCTAAGGCAACTGATGCAGTTTCATCTGAAAATGCACCTCAGAAGATATACTATAAAGATTACTTAGCATTATTCTCTGATTATGTTTATGCTGGAGATGATCCTTCAGATGGTTCTGATGGATTTAATGCTGCATCAGATTTTAGTTCTGGATTTACTCCAATAACTACTGCTTCTGGTGGTTGGAATAGAAATGCTCAGGGTATTACTTTCAATGTTATTGGAAATAACACCTACACATTAACTGCTGGTGCTGATTACTCTGCTACTGGTGGATATCAAGCAACTCTTGGAAATCTGATCACATCTTATAACTTATTCAAGAATAAGGATGAGATAGCAGTTGATTATCTAATTGGTGGTCCTGGTCTTAGTGATAAGGCACAATCTCAAGCAAAAGCAGGTCGTTTGATTTCTATTGCTGGAGACAGAAAGGATTGTATGGCAGTCATCAGTCCTCATAGAGCAGACGTTGTAGATATAACAAATACAGATACACAGACTGATAATGTAATTAAATTCTATAGTTCATTAGCATCATCATCTTATGCTGTATTTGATACTGGATACAAATACACATATGATAGATTCAACAACAAGTTCCGTTGGATACCAACTAATGGAGACGTTGCTGGATTGATGGTAAGAACAAGTGTTAATTCTTATCCTTGGTTCTCACCTGCTGGACAGCAGAGAGGAATCTTGAATAATGCAATTAAACTTGCATACAACCCAGACAAATCACAAAGAGACCAACTTTATCCACTAAGAATTAACTCTATAGTTAATCAACCTGGAACTGGTATTATGCTCTTTGGAGATAAGACTGGTTTAGGTTATGCATCTGCCTTTGATAGAATCAATGTTAGAAGATTATTCTTAACAATTGAGCAAGCACTACAGAAAGCAGCAGAAGCACAACTCTTTGAACTTAATGATCAGGTCACAAGAGCAAACTTTGTTAATATTGTTGAACCATATCTAAGAGATGTGGAAGCTAAGAGAGGACTTTATGGATTCCTAGTCATTTGTGATGAGACAAATAACACTCCTGATATCATTGATAATAATGAATTTAGAGCAGACATCTTCTTGAAGCCTGCCAAGTCAATCAACTATGTTACTCTTACATTTGTTGCCACCAGAACTGGTGTTAGCTTTGAAGAAGTAGCAGGTCGAGTTTAACTTATTAAATCTAAATAACAAAAGGAGATTTTAAAAAATGGCAGTAATTCCACAGAGAACGATTTCTCAATTTAAATCCAAACTGATTGGAGGCGGTACTCGCCCCAATCTGTTTGAGGTTCAAGTCAATTTCCCAGATGGAGTAGATCTTGGTATTCAAGCAGATGGTGGTGGTGAATTTGATGGGGATAGATTTAGATTTTTATGTAAGGCAGCATCTCTTCCTGCTTCTAATGTAGGAAACTTAGAAGTTCCTTTTAGAGGACGTGTTTTAAAAGTTGCTGGAGACAGAACTTTTGATCCTTGGACTGTTACAGTTATTAATGACCAAGATTTTGGACATTATAGAGCATTCCAAGCATGGGCTCAGAACATTGCTCAGTATGGAGATTCATCAGGTTTGACTGATCCTTCATCTTATATGGGTAATGCTACAGTCTATCAACTTGGTAGAAATGCATCTAGTACTCAAGGATCTAATAGCCCAGCAACTGATAGTAATATACTTGCTCAGTATAAGTTTGTGGATATTTTCCCAACTACAATTGCAGCAATTGATCTATCATATGATACAACTGATACGATTGAAGAATTTACAGTTGACTTCCAAGTACAATACTGGTATCCTGAGAGAGCAGGGGCTGGAGCCTAATAAATAAAACATAAAGGTTAACTTTTAATAATGGCAAGGTTATTTGGATTCTCTATACAGGATACGGAAAAGATACCACCTGGTGTGGTATCTCCCGTTCCTGAGAATAATGCAGATGGTTCAGACCACTATTTAAGTAGTGGTTTTTTTGGATCGTATGTAGATATTGAGGGTGTATATAGAACTGAATTTGATTTAATAAAAAGATATAGAGAAATGGCACTCCATCCAGAGTGTGATAGTGCAATTGAAGATATTATACAGGAAGCAATAGTATCTGATACTAATGATTCACCAGTAGAAATTGAGTTATCTAATCTCAATGCTAGTGATGGTATTAAAAGCAAAATTAGAGAAGAGTTTAAAACAGTTAAAGATCTTTTAGATTTTGATAAAAAAGCACATGAGATTTATAGAAATTGGTATGTAGATGGTAGATTATATTATCATAAAGTAATTGATTTAAAGAAACCAGAAGAAGGAATAGTTGAATTAAGATATATTGACGCAATGAAAATGCGTTATGTAAGACAGCAGAAGAAGCAGGATAAAGATGTTAGAATGGCTAACATCAATAATGACAATCCTATGGAATATGAATTTCCTGAGATTGAAGAGTATTTTGTTTATAGTCCTAAATCTACTTATCCTTCACAATTACCATCTGCCATGACAGGTGGAAATAAAGGAATTAAGATGACTAGAGATTCTGTTGCATATTGCACCAGTGGTTTAGTTGATAGAAACAAGGGATCAACCTTATCATACTTACATAAAGCAATTAAAGCAGTCAATCAACTTAGAATGATTGAGGATAGTCTTGTAATTTATAGACTATCAAGAGCACCAGAAAGAAGAATATTCTATATTGATGTAGGAAATCTTCCAAAAGTTAAGGCAGAACAATACCTCAGAGACGTAATGATGAGGTATAGAAACAAGTTAGTATATAATGCTGACACTGGTGAGATTAGAGATGATAAAAAATATATGTCAATGTTAGAAGATTTCTGGCTACCACGTAGAGAAGGTGGTAGAGGAACAGAAATTACTACTCTTCCAGGTGGACAAAACTTAGGAGAAATCACAGATATTAAGTATTTCCAAGAGAAACTTTTCAAAGCTTTGAACGTACCTGTTACTAGAATAGGTGGAGATGGTGGATTTAATTTAGGAAGATCATCAGAAATTCTAAGAGATGAAGTTAAATTTAGTAAGTTTGTAGGTAGATTAAGAAAGAGATTCTCTAATCTATTCAATGATATTCTTAAAACTCAATTACTTCTTAAAAATGTAATTACCCCAGAAGATTGGGATATTATGAGTGAGCATATTCAATATGACTTCCTCTATGATAACCATTTTGCAGAACTTAAAGATTCTGAACTACTTGCTGAAAGACTAACTATGGCTGCATCTGCTGAACCATATGTTGGTAGATACTTCTCACAAGATTATCTAAGACGTAAGATCCTTCGTCAAACTGATGAGGAAATTATTGAACAGGATAAGTTAATGAAGAAGGAAATTGAGGATGGGGTAGTACCTGATCCAGCAATGATGATGGACCCAACTATGATGGGTATGGAAGGTGGGAATGGTGAAATGGGACAAGTTCCTATGGAACCAGAAGTAACAGATACAACCAAAACTAAGGTAGAAATGCCTAAGGGTGGTGAAATCTAATAAATAAACTGTAAGGATTTTAAAACAATGGATGAATTGCTCGATATGATTACCAAAGATGAGAGTCCCTCTGGTATCAGTGACGCTATTAAAGATGCTCTTTATGCTAAGTCTGCTGAGAAGATAGGTGCTCATAAGGATAGTGTAGCTGCTTCACTTTTTGGATCACAAGAAGATGAAGAACAACTACAACAAGATGTAGAAGATGCTGCTGCTAGAATTTCTGGACAAGATCAGAATGGAGAAGCAGAAGTGGAGTCTGAACCTGAGGGTGAAGAATAATTATAAATAAATAAAATGATTCTGTATAAAGAGAATGACGCTTAGGACAGTTGGAGCAGGAACTTCAATAACTACGGGTGCAGCATCTCAGCAGTCTATTCCAATATCTGGTAAATCTACTGCTATAAGAGTGGTTGCCACTGGACAAAATACACATGTCGCTATTGGAACAGAACCTACTGCAGCTGTAACTGACTTTGTAGTACCAAAAGATAGTGCTGCTACTTTAGGATTTACCAATACATCTGCTAAGGTGGTTAGTTATACTAAAGGTACTACTACCATATTAGATTTTCCTCAAGGAACAGCATCTCCTTTTGCTGTAGGAGACTATGTTAGTTTAAGTTGTCCAGCTAATACTGATTTTGATTTCACCCATAAAAGAGTGAAAACCGTATATGATAAGACTAGTGCTGTAAATTATGGCGCAGGAGAAAACTGGTTTGGTCAAAGAATCATAGTTGAACATAATAGTGGTTCAGTTAGTGGTACTTTTAATGATCCAGACGCAACTCTAAGAGCATCTTTTAAAGTTGCTGCTAGAACTGATAGTGGTTCTGGTAAGTTATACATTCAACAAGTTCAAATTTCAGGAGAAGCATAATGAAACTCATTAGAGAAGAAATCGAATCTGTTGAATTTATAGTTGAAAACAGAGGCGGTAAAAAACAACTTTACATTGAAGGT